CGCTTCAGGTGGGCCTGAGTTATCTTCTTCAACATCCTGCTGCATTGCAAAGGTAACTTGTTCAATTTCTGAATCTCCTTCAGACCAAAACAGGCCCCGCACGCCGCGGCGCTCTGGTTGCACCGTGGGCGCTGGTGATTCTAAATTGATATGCTCGGAAGGCATTATGCTTTCATCATACCCAAACACTCCAGTCTGAACAATACTAGGGGCAGCACTAACTTGGTCTGTCTCTTCCATATGATCGCGATTTCGCCTCTCCATCTTTTTAAGCCTGCGCCTAACGCCTTTTGTAAGAATTGGAGGCCCACGCCAGTTCATTAAGGAAAAATCTTCAGCAGCAGACACTGAATAACCTATCTGACACGCCTGAGAATTTATCGCACATGCGTTGGCATCATGGTTCTGAACAGTTATATTATAGCCTGGGTAATCTCGCAGGTACTGCGTGCCAGCTGTGAGTAACCACCGCGATGTCAAATAACACGGAACAGTAATTATGCCAACAGGATTAACGCGATAGTCAACTATTTCCATTCCAATATTATTGTATGAAGTTGCGTTTGTTCCTTGAGATCTTTGAACACGTAAAATGTGGTTCCCAAAAGACTGTAAATACACATTTATGCCTCCTCTCACGCAATAATATGATAAAAAGACCAGGTTCCACACGGACGGGTTTGACGCATTCATTGAATCATATAAGCCAAACACCATTGGATTGTATTGCGACTTCAAATAGTTGAAATCAAGAAACGCCTTTAGCAAGGGCATTAGGGATATTATATGTTCACCAGCATACAATCGCGCTGTGACTTCTGATGATACAGGATTCTGTTCGCCTATAATCCATTCGGCTGAATCATTCGCTTCCAATTCGGCTTCAGACCAAAATTCTGGCTTAGAAAAGTGGAGATATTCTGGGTGTACCTCCGTTGGCATCTGGGGGGGACAAACTTGCTTCGGGTATTTACACCACTCGCGTTGATCCTCTTCCAACATTTCGTCATAAGTAGCAGAGGTTTTGTTGTAGGTCTTGGGCAAATTAATAGCATCCAAAAGCTCATGAATTCTAGCCTGCGCTGCCTCAAATTCGGCTCTACCTTTGTAAAAGCACTCCCGCACTACAATGTCACAAACCTGAAGTTGATACTCCTTTGGTGGAATACCTAACTTTTCATGCATTGTTAACGGCCTGAGTATGCTTTTAGGATGTAATACTCCGACAGTCCTGCCAACATCTGTATTAAAAAATGTAAATCTTTTAAGGAAACCTATGGCCTCACCTGGAACACGCCACCTTGGTTGTTCTCCTTTGGATCCTGCAGTGACGGTAATTCCAAATTCTGCTGCATCCTCCACTACCATTTCAGGTGTCCACTTATCCGTAAATCTAGAGTTCATAGCTTTCTTCAAGTCATCGCCTAAATTCACTTTCTTCACGAAATCGCGAAACCTGACATTGAAACCCATACGCTTGAAAAACGAGCAGCGTTGAATTAGTGAATTTTCAATACCGCCTAAATGTGCCGTAACCAATACACCAGAAGGCATTAGGTTATTTGCAACAACTATCGCGCCACCAAAATTGATCACAGGAATTAAAAACTCGCTACAGGCTGCTTCGATGAGTG